GTAGACGGAGTCGAGCGTCGCCTGCGCCGTTCGCAGCGCCTGATTGAACTTCGTTGAGATCGTCTGACTAGCGGCGTCGAACGCCTCTTGCCCCGCCCCGGCGACCTCGTCGTTTAGTGACTCGAAGATTTGCTCGGCCTGCTCCGCGTTCTGGCCAACGAGGCCGAGGACGCCCCGCAGTGCCCGGGCATTCGGAAACACGTCGGTGATGGCGACGCCCGTCGCGTCGAACCGCTCCTTGAGCAGTTGCAGCGTCGGCAGGAGGCCGTCCTGGCGGATCCGCTTTTGCACGCCGTCGAGCGAGAGGCCGAGATCGTTCAAGCCCTGCTTTGTCTTATCCGTCCCCTTTAAGAGCGTACGGAGCGTCGCGGAGAGGGCCGTCGTCGCCTTGCTCGACGAGGCGCCGATCCGGGTCAGCGCCGACAGGGTCGCCCCGACCTCGTTGAACTCGACGCCCATCTGCGATGCGACCGGAATGACGTCCCCGAGCGTCGACGAGATCTCGTCCGCCGCGACCTTGCCCTCGCGGACGGTTGCGGTCAATACGTCGACGGCCCGCGAGGCGCTTAGGTTTTCCTTGCCGTAGGCGTTGACCGCCGACGTAACGGCGTCCGCGACGTCCTTCGTCTGCCCAAGGCCCGCGGCGGCGGCCTTGCTACTCGCCTCCAGAACGGACAGCGCTTCCTCGCCGCGGTAGCCCGCGCTCTCGACGAAGAAGAGGGCTTCGGCTAACTCCTCGGGACCCTTTCCGGTTGCGGCGGAGATGTCGAGCACGTCCGACCGCATGCCTTGAAGCCGCTTCCGCGACTCGCCGACGAGCCCCTCGATCTTCGCAAACTGATCGTCGATGGCCGTCCCCGTCTTAGTTGCCGCGGCGGCGACCCCTGTGAGGGGAACCGTCACATACTTCGTCAAGCTTGTGCCGACCTCGCGGAACGTTTTGCGCACCGGGGCCATCTTGTTCTCGACGTCCCGCGCTACCCCCGACATGGGCGAGGTGTCGACGCCGAGCTCCGCAAAGAGGCTGGCAACGGTCATTCGTCATCGAGGGTGGTGGGAAAGGTGTCTTGCATCTCTTCGCGGCTCGCCTCCGCCTCTTCTTCGCTCGGCCCGCCCCGCAGGTAATCGTCGGGCGTCACCTCCGTAAAGTGCTCCGCGTGAAAGGCGTTACGCATCCCGTTGATCAGGCGCGACGCCCGGACGGCCTCGACGCGATCCTCGTGGCGCGTAAAGGCGTCATACGCGAGGCGACACTCCCATAGCTGCGCCCCCCAAAACTGCTCCGGGTCCCACCCGAGCGTGCCGCAGCAGACGCCGAACCACCAGTATACCTTGACGAAGACCTGCCGCGTTAGCGTCAGGTCGTCGAGGTCGCCCCCATCGCTTTTTTTGCTGCGGCGTCGCCGTCGTCCGCCTCGCCGTCCTCGGTGACGACGTCCGCCTGTCGCGTCTCCTCTTCGCCCGTCTGAAAATAGGAGAACGCTTCGTTGACGGCGTCCATGACGGGGTCGATGCTATCCGGGTCGATCATCTCGCCGACGTCGTCAACGGTCAGGCGCTCACCGAGACTTCGCGCCTCGGAGCGGAGGCCCGCCCACACGATGATCAGCATGCCGCGCTGCTGCGATACCTCGATCTCGGCGTCAGTCAGCAGGTTACCGAGCTCCTCTTCCGCCTCTTCGGAGTCGTCAGCCTGTACGGCTCGCGCCTTCGCCTCCTGATTCGAGACGCCGAGCTTGTCGAGCATCTTCGTTACCGCCCCCATACTGTAGTACAGGTGACGGGTCTCCTCGACCTCCTCGTAGCCGTCGTCAGTAAAGGTGGGATACGTAAGCGTGATCGGGACGACCTTCCGGGGCGCGTCGCTATCAGGGGTCATAGGGGTAGAGGACGTTGTGCAGGATCGTTAAGAGCAAACTCGTACGGTGGTATCCCCGTCCGCCCGAAATCTTTCCGCGTGTACGACGGACGATTACGCGAATTGCACCGCACCGACGCTCTCAATGTCCGCGGCAATCGTCGCGGCCCCGTCGTAGGGGGCCGTCAAGGTGACGGTCGTCACTAGGCCCTGTCCCTGATCCGTTGGGCCACCGAACGGGTACCGGATCTCCAGGGTCACGATCTCACCCTGCCGCTTCGCCTGCCGGAGGCGCTGATGTGACGCCGCAAAGCTCCCGGTACCGTCGTCGAGGAGCATAATACCGTCCCACGACACGGAAAACTCTTGCTGCCCCGCGATGCGCTCCATCCACCCGAAGTTGTCTGAGTGCCCGACGTCGATCGTGTCCATCGACTCCTCGAAGTCGAGCCCCTGCTTGGCCGCGACGAGGGTCTGCGTCCCGCTGACGTCGACGTAGAGCCCTACGTTCGCTCCCTTTACCTCTTGATTTGCCATGATAATCGTTACGTCTGATGAGTACGACTAAGAACGGTGCACCGCTAGTTAGCGTAGACGAGCGGCTCGGCCCCGTCCAGCTCAATAGCGATCGTCGCGGCCCCGTCATAGGGAGCCGTCAGCGTCATGCTCGATACGAGCGCCCGCGCCTCGTCCCGCGGGTTCGACCCATCCGTATTCGGGTACCGGACCTGCGTTAGGATCGTATTTTGATTCCGCTTCGCATCGCGAAGGGCGTCGTGACTCGCCTCAAAGCTGCCCGTCGCGTCGTCGAGCAAAAGGACGCCGTCGAAGGAGGCGTTCCAGTCCTGCTGCCCGGGGACACGCTCGATAAAGCCGTAGGGGGCGACGATCAACGCCCGCCCGTTGCCGGGACTGCCCCCGGACAGTGAGCTTGATACGCTGATAACGGTGTCACCGCCGGAGAGGGACGTTCCGGTCGCCTCGTAGACGCCGTCGTCATTCGGCGTATTGCGCAGTTCAAATTCCGGATGCGCGTTAATCTCGCGGCGACGGTCACCCTTCACGGTCACGTCACTCGACCCGATATTTGTGACCTCGATGGGGGCCACACGGTTGTCGCTGTGCGACATGTCGATAGAGTCACTCGACTCCTCAACGTCGAGGCCGCGCTTCGCGGCGACGAGCGTCTGCGTGCCGCTCACGTCGCAGTATAGGCCGACGAGGGCTCCTTCCGTCTCTACGTTGGGCATAGGGCGTTACTCGCTCTGTGCGGAATAATCGTGCGCGAACTTACGGGCGGTCTCGACGCCCTTTAGGGTTTTGTCGTTCAGGACGGCCCCGGTGTCGTCGAGGACGAGGTAGACGCCCCCACCCTTGTGGTACAGGGCCGTCACGTTGCCGTCGTCCGTCATCGGCCCCTCCTCGACCTGATGATGGAAGCCCGGGCGCGGGGCCTCCGCCAGCTGCACCTCGACGAGGCTTTGCGCCAGGGCAGGCTTCATCAAGAGCGGCTTTCCCGGCGTCACCGTGTCGTCCGTCTCCGGGTGGTCGAACGTACTTTTCGCTAGTACAAGGCGCATCGGTCAAAGAATTTGGACTGCGTGCGTGACTTCGACGACGCCGTGCCGGATCTCCCCCTCGTCCTCCGTAAGCGTAAAGCTGTTGTCGAGTGAGCGGTTTGTGAGGACGTACCCGGAACCAAGTGATAAACGGTTAGTCATCAGTATGGTCACGACCTTATCGCGGAGGGCGTCGACCTCCTTGTCGCCGTCGTAATTGCTGAACGCGTCGACCTGCACCTCGAACTGCTGACTCCCCTCGTAGCCGCCTCCCGGCGTGTAGGGCCGTGGGCTCATGCTAACCCGCCCGTTGACGAGGTACGGCATCGTCGCGTTTGCCCGGACTTTCTCGTAGTGCGGGACCTCCGTCCCCATGACGGTCAGGTTGTCCAAAGCGTCATGCAACGCCCGCTTCAGGACCGGGGTATGATCAGCAGTGCGCGAACTCATAGGCGGTTGCGGTCAAGAACGTCGGCGAGGTCGTTTAAGAAGTCGTCTTTGAACTTGCGGAAGGCGGGGCGAAGGTACGGCTGCGCGTCCATCATCTGCGTCCCGTACTCAACGTGAATAGCGTACGTCGTGCGGTCCGTCCCTACCTTGGCGCGAATGCCGCGCAAGAACGTTTTCGTCAGGCGCACCTCGATGGTCGAGCGCAGGTTGCCGGTGTCGACCGGGACGCGCTCGCGCGCCTCCTTCCAAATCTTCTCCGCGTACTCCTGAATTAGCGCCTCGGCCTGCTCAGCCGTCCCGTCGACCCACCCCTCGACGCCGAGCGTCAGCTTGCGCACCT